TGCAGCATCGTAACCGACTCTGAGTACATGTTCAATAGCATTACTAAAGGGTGGTATGATAAGTGGCGTCACAACAACTGGCGGGGATCTACTGGTGACATAATTAAGAACCAGTACCTGTGGGAAGCGATAACTACAAAGCTTGACTACCTGTATGGTAATAGCATTGAGATGGACTTCTTCCATGTAAAGGGTCACGTTATTCCATTCGGTGCTGTCGGTGCTAAGCAGCTACTAATTGCTGATGGTTCAGGTTATATGCTTCAACAAGCTATGCTTGATAAATTTGATGAAGTTGAGCACACAAGAAGCGTTGAGAAGATAAACCACGCAGAGGAAGTGTTCCTTAAGAACAATGGCTGCACGCCTCCACGTGACGTACTAAGAGAGTTTGTAGTTGCCAACTGTGTTGCTGATACTGTGGCTACACATTATGTTGAGGAAGCTTTTGCTAAAGTGTAATGTGCAGTAAGAGAAAGTCGTAATTTTTCACATATACGGCTACGATTTTTTATGATATAATTATATTATTCCAAGTGAATTTTTGGAAAACTAATAGAAAGAAGGAAAAACAGTATGAAAGATGAAACAAAACAAGAAGTAGCGGTAAAAGAAGAAGCAGAGTTGGTAGTATCACAAGAGCTCCCCATGGGCTTTGAGGATGAAGATTCAGATGATATGATTATCCCTCGTGTAAAGGTTATCCAAACACTCAGTCCTGAGCGTAAAGATGGCATTGCTAACGAGGGCGATATTGTAAACTCACTGACAAAGGAAAAGCTTAATGGTAAAAAGTTCATACCAGTCTTTAAGTTCAATAACAACATTGACTGGAGAGACCGCGCTGACGGAGGTGGTATTAAGTGCATAGCGCGAGACGGCCGTATTGGTGAAGCTTCTACTGGTGAAAAACTTGTATGCGTACAATGCAGACGCAACGAGTTTGATAACACGAAGCAAGGTAAAGATTCACTTCCTAAGTGCACTAAGTACATCAACTTCTTCGGTTTCTTCGAAGGTGAAAGAATGCCTATCATTTTAAGCTTTGCTAAGACAAACTACAATGAAGGCAAAAAGATTTACAGCCTGGCAAAAGTAACAATGCAGAACATGTGGAACTATGGCTACACGCTTACTGAAAAACTCATGGCTAAGAATGGTAATGAGTGGTACATCATTAATGCTGTAGCTGCCGGTGCTTCTACTGAAGAAGACAGAGAATTTGGTTTAGGTCTTTACAAATCATTCAGAGAAAGTATGACAACACTTAACTTTGATATGGATGAAGCTGAGACTACAACAAGTGCACCTATCGACGTGGAGAAAACAGAATTCTAAATTAGAGGTGTAGTACATTGGATGACACGAAAGCCCAAGCATTATGAATTGGAAGGACTATTGTAATAGAATCTTAGCTGAGGTTGATAATGAAGCTTTCTTCATGAATGAACTTAAGCGCGTACAGCGGCGAGGCAATGAGATAAAAGCCGAATGCCCATTCAAAGATCTACATCAAGCACAGTCCGATGAAAATCCCTCGCTGACGGTCAACCTTTCAAAAGGCGTGTACTACTGTAATAGTTGTCACTCAAAAGGCAACATGCACACAATGTACAAAGAATTGTATGGGTTGACAAGCTCTGAGGCCTGGTTCAAACTTGGTGATGCCTTAAAGATTCCAAGACCTGA